AAAACTTCAGAGCTTTATCATAGTCAATCCCATGCCAGTAAGCAAACTCCTGTAGGTAGCTAGTTTCCAACTCTGGGTCAAAGTGATTTTTGCAGACAATGTTGTGTTTTTTCTTCAAAAGGAGCTCTTCTGGCACAGTCTGGTTGTCAGCCATTATCAAGCGTATCCTGGCGAGCTCACGATAAATAGGTCCTTCAGTTTCTCCTTTTAGTGAGATAGCCCATGCATAACTGTATTTTCGAGGATCTTCTTTGAATTCTTTTTCGTTCCCGAAGTATCGATGCCCTTTGTATAAGACAGATTCTGGCTTTCTAACCATTTGGCTCTTGCTTTTGTCATGAGGGTGGGGTATGAGTATCTTGGAGCAAAACTCAAAACGATAAGCTTCGTTGCACTGGAAGTCGAGTATTTGGCCCAAACCCTTGGTGTGATCAGATTTGTTATTGGAAAACAATCTCTTCACACTCTCTTCGTAGGCTGCTGTGTAGTCATCTTCTATCCACAATACTGCATCGTCTCCCGCTACTCTTAAAACATACTTGTTTTTTGGGATTTTTGCTAGAGCAATTGTATAGCTGTGGTAGTAGATCACTCTCATAGTGTTGCCGAATGTAGTCAAGGTTGGAGATCCACTAAACACTGTTCCTCTAATTTTAGCATATCCGTAGCTTTTTCCGTTTTGATTCTTGATGTTAATCTTGGCAATAGGGTTCAATAGGATGGAATAGATACTTTCCAATAGCCTGGATGGATTCTTAGCTCCATATCTTTCTAGGAAGGTAAGGACGTTGGGTTTCAATTTTTTCCAGATTTGGAAATCTACAGCTTCGATTAGAGAATGATGTTGGTGGCTGTCGTGAGATCCTCCATCTAGACTATAACACTTTGGGTTTTTAAGAGTAGAGATGGATGGAAGAGTTCTCTGCCAGAAAGAGTCTGAATTTTCGGCATGCACGAATTCTGGATAGTGATCTTTGAAAATGGAGAAGGCTATTTGTTGCATCCAAGTGATAACACCGCACAAGCTTGGGTTTGGTGACATGATAGGCCTTGGCCTATCTTTAACTCCGGAAATCACATTGGAGTCCATGAGCGGAGTGAAGGAGCTATAAACCTCTAGGTTCTTAACCATGAGGTCGAATTCGTTCTTGAAATAGTTTTCGTCGTAACTATCTCCCATTTGCCAGTAGATGTTGGTCTTGTAAAAATGTTTTTTATTTCCACTCCACTGGTCGTGATCAGCAATGAATTCGATAAGAGATAGAGTGTTGGGCATGGAAAAATCAATATCCATCAAACTTTCCTCGACGAATTTGTAGAAGGAATCGGCGATAGCTTTTTCGGGTGCGAGCAAGGTTCCAACTTGTCTATCTGCAAAAGCCATCATTAGATTTCCGACACTCCTAGGATCATAGTAATGTGGCCTTGAAGGTTGATCTTGGCCGTTGGATATTTGGTATCCAGCTAGTTCAGGTTGATCTTTGCGGTGTTTCTCAATTGCATAGTCAGCAATGAGAGCAGTGTAGTTTATGTTATCTTTTATTAAGTTCCTGTTGACTTGAAATATTGGCATTTTCTTTTCTACTTTACAATATTCGTTGGTGGTTTCGATGAAGTTTTGGCTTTGTTTGAGTCGTATCTCTTGCAAGTCGATTGTTTTGAGGAAATTGCTCTTGAAAGTTTCTGGATACTCAATCCAGTCTACTCTTGGATTCTCATGGCCAAAATCTCCTCGGCGTATTTTCCCTACGAATAAATTTTCCTCCAGGAAGACTCTGTCCTCTTGGGAAACAACTTCATCTCTTTTGTCAGTCCACCAATCTTTTGCGTCTTTAGCCCAGCATGCTATTTTTGGTCCTGCTAAGTATGCTACAGCTGCTATGCCGATTCCGAGACCTAAACTCACTAAGATGGTTTTCTTGTGACTTTCGAAGACTGGGATTGCACTTATCTCAGTTTTTATTTTTTCAATGGCTGATATAGTTTCTCGGTTATCTTTGTTCCCAGTCATCCAGTT